ATGGATTATTTGGTTTCTAACGAAAAAAGAAATAAATATATAAGGAATCTTTGTCTTTCTTTACAAGGCAATTCTTTATGTTTATTTCAGTACGTTGAAAAGCACGGTGAGATTCTTAAAGGGTTAATCGAAGAAAAAGCACAAAATAGAAAAGTGTTTTTTGTACACGGAGGTGTCGATGCTGATGTTAGGGAAGATATTAGAGCGATTACTGAAAAGTCCGATAACGCTATTATTATTGCTTCTTATGGTACTTTTTCCACTGGGATTAATATTAGGAATCTTCACAACATTATTTTCGCTTCCCCTAGCAAATCTCGTATTAGAAATTTACAATCTATTGGTAGAGGTCTTCGTTTAAAAGATAATAAATCTGCGGCAACTTTATATGATATTGCTGATGATATATCTTACAATGATAAAGCAAATTATACACTTCAACACTTTAAAGAAAGAATAAATATATATAATGAAGAAGACTTTAATTATGAAATACATAACGTGGAGTTAATAAATGCATCAAAAAAATCTACCACCTAAAGACGCTATTAAAATAGTTAAATTAATTAATGGTGATGATATAGTTTGTTGTTTTGCTAATGAACAACTAGGTGAAAAATCACCACTTTTACGTATTGTAAAACCATTTCAAATAAAATATATTCCTCAACTTACAACTAATGGAATAAAAGATTATATAGCTCTTGTTAGATGGGCCTCATATACAAATGATGTAATTGTGACTATTCCAAAAGATAAAATTATGTCTATTACAAATGCCAACCCTAGTATGGCATCAAGTTATGACAAAATGGCTGTGAATTATTTAAAATTAGAAGAACCTAAAAAAGATGAATCCTACGAAAGAGTAAGATTAACAGATTCGGACAATAAAAAAATAAATGAGATTTTTGATGATGAAGATGATGAGTATTATAATGATTTTGTAAAAAAGACTCTACACTAACTTATAGTATCCCTTATCAACGCTCTACACGCTTCATTATATACATTTTTTGTCAAAAGTCAATACTGATTTATTAAAAAAATAAATGCTTTTACACAACTAAAACAATAGAGAAATTTATAATATAAACATTGACTTTTTTGACATTTTATAGTATTATAATTTATGATTAATATTTACAAATTTAATGCACCTTTATTTCAAAAAAAACTTTGTAATGAAGAACAAATTAAAAATCTATTACAACTTATTAATGAGATACCTAAAACAAGTTATGCAAAAATTAGTCATACCGATTGGGAATTAGCAGAAGATACTGAAAGAAAATATGCTAAATATTTTTATGATGATGTTGTTAAAGAATATATGGAAGAACTAGCGAATTTTCATTTATGTAAAATTGGGGTTGTTCACAATATATGGTTTCAACAATATTATACAAATGATGAACACCCTTGGCACACACACATTTCAACTAATTATACCAATGTGGTTTATTTAGAATTACCTAATAATACTGAAACTCAAATTTTAGACCCAATATCAAAAAAAATAATTTCAAACATAAAAGTTAATGAGGGTGATGTATTAACTTTTCCTGGGTTTTTATTACATAGATCAGCAGAAAACAAAACAACAAAAAGAAAAACTATAATTTCTTTTAATTCTAGTTTTACAGATGTTAAATATGAGGAAATAAAAAAATATGCCTAAAAGACAAACAAAGGAACACTATATAAACAATAAAGAGTTTTTAGAAGCGATGAAAGAATATAAAAAACTCTGTAATAAAGCAAAAAAAGAAAATAAAGAAAAACCTCCTGTAAATAATTTTTTAGGTAGTTGTTTTTTAAAGATTGCTAATCACTTATCATATAGACCAAACTTTATTAATTATACATTTAGAGATGATATGATTAGTGATGGTATAGAAAACTGTTTACAATATTTGGACAATTTTAATCCTGCTAAATCAAATAATCCTTTTGCTTATTTTACACAAATCATTTATTTTGCTTTTGTTAGAAGAATACAAAAAGAAAAAAAACAAGTAGAAGTAAAACAAAAAATGATTGCACACGCAAATTATGATGATATGACATTATTACCAGGTGATGATAATGATTATAAAAATCAATTTACAGAATTTTTACAAAAAAACACAAAATTTAGTGACAAAATAATAAAAGAAGAATCTAAGAAAAAGAATAAAAACAAAAAGAAAGTTATAAAAAAATCAAATTTATTTAACTAGTTATGAAAATTGCTTTACTTAATGATACACATTTTGGGGCGAGGAACGATAGTCCAGCTTTTTTGGATTATTTTATGCGTTTTTATAATGAGATATTTTTTCCATATCTTAAAGAACACAATATAAAAACACTTGTACATTTAGGTGATGTTGTTGACAGAAGAAAATTTATTAACTTTAAAACAGCTCACACCTTTAGACAAAAGTTTATGAAAAGATTATGGGAAGAAGGTATTGATACTCATATCATTTTAGGAAACCACGACACTTATTATAAGAACACAAACGAAGTAAACGCAATTGCAGAATTATGTACAACTTATGATGGTCAACACGAACCTTGGATTTACGATAAAGCAAAAACTGTAAACTTTGATGGATTAGATATATTATTAATACCTTGGATATGTGATGAAAATTATGATCACTCTATTAAAGAAATAGAAAATAGTCAAGCCCAAATTGCAATGGGTCATTTAGAGATAAAAGGTTTTGAAATGCATAATGGTGTTATGAATACACAAGGTTTAGATAAATCATTATTTAAGAGATTTGAAAAAGTTTTTTCTGGTCATTTTCATAAAAAATCAGATGATGGTCAAATATATTATTGTGGAACTCAATATGAAATTACTTGGTCAGACTATAAATGTCCTAAAGGTTTTCATATATTTGATACAGATACAAGAGAACTAACAAGAGTACCTAATCCGATTGTAATACACAAAAAACTAATTTATAACGATAAAGAAAATGATTATACAAATAAAGACTTGTCATCTTTTGAAAATACCTTTGTGAAAATATTTGTGACTAATAAAACAAACGAAGAAATGTTTAATAAATTAATAGATAGATTGCATAATACAATAAACACATATGAAGTTAATATTATAGAAGATTTAAGTAGTGATATTACAGCATCAGTAAAAGAAAATATATTAGAACAGGGCGAAGACACACTTACATTTTTAGGTAATTATGTAGATCAAATAGACACAAATTTAGATAAGTTTAAATTAAAAAAAACTGTAAAAGAATTATTTACAGACGCTATTGAAAAATGATTTTATTTAAGAAGATAAAATGGAAAAACTTTCTTTCCACTGGCAATACTCCTATTGAGATTGATTTGAGAAAGTCGCAATTAACTTTAATGATTGGTGCCAATGGTTCTGGTAAATCATCTATGTTAGACGCTTTATGTTTTGCGTTGTTCAATAGACCATTTAGAAACATTAAAAAAGAACAGATAGTTAATACAATTAATGACGGTGACACACTTGTTGAGATAGAATTTCAAATTGGAACAAAGATGTATAAAGTTATTAGAGGCATCAAACCAACTATCTTTGAAATCTATTGTGATGGTGTTTTACAAAACCAAGATGCATCAAGCGTAGATTATCAAAACATATTAGAAGATCAAATATTAAGACTAAATTATAGAGCATTTAAACAGATCGCTGTTTTAGGTTCTTCCTCTTATCAACCATTTATGCAGATGAGACCAAGGCATAGACGAGAGGTTGTAGAAGAAATATTAGATATACGAGTCTTATCTCATATGGATTCACTTACAAGAAATCAACAAACAGAACTTAGTAAAAAGATAGTTGATGCAAGACACCAATGTGATTTAATTGAATCAAAATATGAATTAGAAACAAGACACTTTGAAGAATTAAAAAATAGAAGTATTGGTGATATTGATATTAAGAAAAATAAATTACAACAAAACAATGACGCTAAAGAACAATATTTAAGAAAGATACAAAAGTTAGATACCGAATATAAGCAACTAGAAGAAGATATAAAAGAAAAAGATAAATTTGAAAGTAAAAGAAAACAACTAGAAAAATTAGAAACAAAGATAGAACAAAATTTACATACACACGAAAAGAACTTAAAATTTTTTGAAGAAAATGATAACTGTCCTACTTGTACACAAAAGATACAAGCAGAATTTAGAGATGAAAAGATTGCTTTTGAAAAGAGTAAACTTACAACTTTAAATGATGGTATGAAAGATTTAGTAAATGAAATATCAAAAGTAGAAAATAAGATTACTGACTTCAACAAAATATCAAATAAGATGTATGATATTAATATTGAAATGTCAAAACTAAATACTTCTATTGATGAACTTAAAAAATTTAGTGATAGTTTACATAACGAAATATTATTGTTAGAAGGTAAAGAAGAAGACAGTAAAGACGTTGAAGGCCATTTATTAGAACTTAAAAAACAATTAGAAGAAACTAAAGTAGAATTAAGTAATATAGTAGAAGAAAAGAAATATATAGATGTTATTAGAGAAATACTATCTGACAAAGGCGCTAAGGCAAAGATAATTAAAAAGTATCTACCAATTATGAACACTTTGATAAATCAATATCTACAATCTATGGACTTCTTTGTTAACTTTCATTTAGATGAAGAATTTAATGAAACTGTTAAAAGTAGATATAGAGATGTATTTGATTATAATAGTTTTAGTGAAGGCGAAAAAATGAGAATAGATTTGGCGTTAGTATTTACTTGGCGTGCTATTGCTAAAATGAAAAACAGCGCTAATACAAATCTAATGGTCCTTGATGAAATCTTTGATAGTAGTTTAGATGGTCAAGGAACAGATGACTTTTTTAAGATAGTTAAAAAGATGGAAAAAGAAAACATTTTTATCATATCACACAAAGGCGATATACTTTTTGATAAATTTACCAACATAATTAAATTTGAAAAGGAACATAATTTTACAAAATTAACAAATGTTTAAAAAAATTAATAATATTTTAGATACAAAATTATTTAATGATATTAAAGAACACGTGTGTTCAGATATGTTTCCTTGGTTTTATATACCTGATTCTGCATTTGATAATACTACAGATACGAATAAAACTAAAAAATATTCTTTTTATCATACAACTATGAAAGAAAAAAAGTCAAATTCATTTTTTAATGAAAATACAATGATGATAGCAAACATTATGAAAGACCAGTTTCATTTAAATGATTATGAAATATTAAGACTTAGGTGGGGAATGAGTACAAATAACGCAGAAAAAATTATACACAATCCTCATATTGATTTTTATGAACAACATAAAGTTATATTATATTATTTAAATGAGAGTGATGGTGATACATATTTTTATGACAATCAAAATAATATAATAAATCAAAATACACCTGAAGAAAATTCAGCAATTTTATTTGAAGGAAACATAAAACACTCCAGCAGTAAACCTATAAAATATGATAGAAGAATAATATTAAACATTAATTTGGTAAGTGCAAAAAATAATATAAAATATAAAGTATCAATATGAAAGTTATATACACCAAAGGAATAAAACACGAAGTAGTACCACTTACACCTAGAGTTGGTATATCAATGGCAAAGGAATAATATGAAAGGATATGTTGTAATAGATAATTTTTTACCAAAAAATGAATTTGATAAAATAAAGGAAATTCATATGAGCAATATGTTTCCTTGGTATTTTATGAATCACGTAGCTAATAAAGAAGACAATAAAAACTTTTATTTTATACACAATTTTTATAATTTTGATAAAATATTATCAGATTGTTTTAAAGAATGTTGTGAACCTCTTTTAAGTAAAATAGGATATGATAAAATAAATAGGTTAATAAGGATAAAGTCTAATTTGTTTACAAAAACTGGTGAACAAATTAAACACGGTATGCATAGTGATTATTTCTTTGAGCACACAACAGGAGTATTTTCAATAAACACAAACAATGGTTATACTGGATTTGAAGATGGTACTAAAATTGAGTCAGTAGAAAATAGAATGTTATTATTTAATGGATTAATAAAACATCAAAGTGTATCACAATCAGATACAAAACTAAGAATAAATATGAACTTAAACTTTATAGGAAAATAATATGAAAGAACTAAAATTAATACCACCAAGTGATCCAAGAGTACAATCAGCAATTGCACCTTTTAAAGATGAAATGTTAAAAGAAGAAGGCTTTAAAGATAGAAAAGAACTATCTGACGCAATGTTTGAAGCAATGAAAAAATATGGAGGAATAGGTTTAACTTGTAATCAAGTAGGATTACCTTTCAATATGTTTGTTCTTGGTGATCATTTACAAATAGAAAATGGTTTAAAGATGGCGTGTTTTAATCCTATGATAATATCTAGTAGCGAAGAAACTACAGTAATGAAAGAGGGTTGTTTAACCTTTCCATTTATATTTTTATCAATTACTAGACCCCGTAAAGTAGTGGTTAAATATGAAGATGAAAATGGCAATTTACAAGAAGGACATTTAGACGGTATGATAAGTCGTATCTTTCAACACGAATATGATCATACTATGGGTTTAAATTTTACAGATAAAGTATCTAAATTTAAACTAAAAAGAGCTTACGAAAAAGCAGAAAAGATGATGAATATAATAAAAAAAGATAAAGATGCCAAGATTATCCAAAAAGTCTAAAACTTATATTCACGTTAACCAACACGTGATTCGTAGTAATAAAAAACACGGAAAAGACGATCCTGTAATTACAATAAAACAAGGTAATAAAAATACATATTGCCACGAAGTAGAAATACAAGGACCGAGTAAAGTGATTTATGGTGGTAATGAAAAACCACTATTGAATTGTGGCGCTAGAGTGGTAATTGAAACTAACGCCAGCGTTGACATTATTAGATAAACCTGATAATATTATATTATGTACAAACCATATTATCTAAAAGATGTAATAGATAACTCAAACAAAGAACTCTTTACTGTGATCTCTACTTTCGCTGGAGGTGGTGGTTCTTCTACGGGTT